CTATATTGAGAAGCAGAAAGAGCAAGCTGAGCATTTATTTTATCAGCTTCTAAAGCATTGGCTGCATTAGTTGCTTTTGCTGCATTAGCAGCAGCAGTGTCTGAGATGATGGAGTCAGCAATTTCCTTAGCTTTAAACAAAGTTGTTTGTTGTCTATTGTCTAAGTTTTTTACATCCATAGTCAAGAAAGCTTTAGCATTCTCTACAGCCACTTGTTGTCTATTATTTAGATTAGTTGTTTCTAAGTTAGCAATCTGTGCTGTCTTAGCTAACACCAGTGCTTGTCTGTTAGACAAGTTCTGTAAATCCATTGTGCTTGTTAAACGTGCGTTCTCTAAAGCAATGGTTACATCAGCAGTAAAATTTTTATCAGCAATGTCTGCAATACGTGCAGCATTCAATACTTTAGTTTGGAAGTTTTGATCAAACTCTTGTCCTAAGAATTTAGCTCTTTGTTCTCCCAACAAAATTGCTGTTTGTTGTCTGTTAGACAGGTTCTGTAAACCCATCTGTTCAAACACTTTAGCATCAGCAGCAGCAATAGGAAGAGCAACTTCTAATGTGGCTTGAACAATGGCTTGTCCTGCTATGCTGCTAGCACCTAGTCCTCTGGCAGCAAGTTGTGCTGTTACACCACGCATAGAAGCAGCAGCCCACGGAGGTGGATTACCAGCATCAAAGTTTGTTAATAGTTTATTAAGCTGACCTTGTGTAGTCATGTCTTCTGTGACAGTGCCTTGAGCAGCTTGTGTCTTAGCTAGAGCAGCTTCAACTGCTGTTTGATCTACAGCAGATCCACTAACAAGCTCACCTGTCTGTAATGTTCTATCTGCTACATCTTTAACAAGTGTAGCTGTTCCCTGTGCTGCTGCTTCTTTACCTACTTCTGTCTTAGTTGGATCAACAGTGGCTGCTGTTGCTAGAGCTTTTTCAGATACAGTGCCTTGTTCTGCTTTTACACCAGTGAGACTTTCGGCAAGTTTTGTTTGTGCAGCATCTGCCACCATCTTCTCTTCTGTCACTCCTGCTGGAGCAGCTACACCTTCTGCTACTGCATCCTTAGTTACAACAGCTTGTTGAGTAGTTCCTGCTTTATCAGCAGCGGCTAACATGTTTGATGTGACAGCCGTTTGTTGTGTTGTAGCTTGTGTTGCTGTAGGTGTGGTGGGAACAACATCACCCCCCTCTGCAAAACTTCTTTGTCCTCTGGTAGAAGCATCTCTAGACGCTAACATTGTACCTAAGGCAGCAAAAGCTGATGTTAAATCAAGAGGTTCTTTTTCTGCGGGTTTGTTTTCTTCTTCTTTTGGTTCGTCTTCTTTTTTATTTCTGTCTAATAATTCTTTAGTCGTGTATGCTTCAGTTAAAGAAGGAGCACCAAAGACACCAAGCTCACTCACTGTTCCACCACCAAAAGCTGAGGCAGTGAGTCCTTGACCGCCTCCCATTGAAGCTAAGTTGGGAGCAGATGTTAAACTCATTCCTGTACCAGCACCCATACCACCTGCACCTGCGGCTGCACTAGAGGTGAGAGCAGAGGAAGAAGGAGCCGCTAAGCTTAAACCCTCACCCGCTGCGGCTTGCAGTCCTAAACCAGAAGATGCTCCAGAGCTAAGAGAATACATACTGGAGGAAGCAGGAGGTAGAGCCATTGTTTCTACACCAAGCATACTACCGCTTGTCACTGGAGCCGTTGTAACTAAAGAACCAGAAGACACACCTGAATATGCCCCTGTCCCTGCTGCTTGACTAGAGGCAGCAACACTTGTGCTTGTACCAGCAGCACCACTACCACCAGCAACACTACCAGCTTCAGCAGCATAGGCGGCTGATCCCGGCCCACTAGTGTAATAATATCCTGTATATATGGCAGCAACAGCTATGACAGTTGTCCAACCACCGGGTATAACGTCTCTTACTGTTTGATCAATCCACTCACCAGCATTTCCAAGCTCCTCACCTACCCAATTAACAGTATCTTCTATTAACTTACCGCCACTTGAAGCTGCATCGTCAACAAAGGTAAGATCAAGTCCGGTGGCCTGTTTTAAAAGGCCAAAAAGTCCATGTGGCTTAATCTTTCTATCGCCAATATGTTTAAAAGCATCTTCAGGAAGAGTTGGAATACCTAAGAGATGATAAGCATTGTCGTGTCTCATACCAAAACCTTCCAATCATAACGAGGAACATCCGAGGCTGTTACAGCAACACCTATCTTTTTAAGTAAGGTGACGACACTAGATCCACCTTCTTTAAAAAATCCGTACATAGCCTTCACTTCTCCGTCCCTTATCTTATTCATTAAAGATAACATTGATACAGCCAGTTTTTCAGGAGAGTCTGTGGAATAAAAGTTAAACTCAACAATGTATGGCTTTATCTTTCTTAATATCACCACTGTATTATTTTCTTGAAGCAAGGCCAAATCACCAAGTTTTCCTAGTTTTTCAATGGCAGAAAGTTCAAGCATTGGGTCAAGACCATACGTCTTTGTGTGCTCTGTAATAATTTGAGAGGCTTTCATTTTATTAGCCACCACTTGACCACCCTTTGCATAACCAGTGACACTGCCACCCTTCGACATCTTCTCTGTCACCTTAGAAGATATCAAAGAATATTTCTTTGCTTCTGCTGGTGTTGACATCAAGAACTCATCAAACATATGCATAGGCCCGTTATAGCCCATCTTTCTAGCTACAACTTCTTTTTGTGTTGCTGTAAAATTTTCTTTCATTTCTTTAATGCCTTATACAAATATTCTAAAAACTGTTGATTATCTTTTAATGTTGCTATCAATCCTGTCGTTATACAATACACTTGTCTCTCACTCATGTTAAGCTGCATTGCAACATCTATTGCATGCACCACTTCGTGTAAGACAGTGTCTGTCTCTAGTAAAGGAGGTTGTCCATTCCTTATATGTATCTTCAAATTATCGTTGTCACAATTTCCTACAAGGTCTTTTAAATCATCTAAGAAGAAAACTTCATATTCTCTTCCTATTATATTTATATTTTTAAAAGACATTATATCACCTGCTAAGCAACAAGTCCATTTAAATATACCGTCTTACCATTTTGTTTAGTTGCTGTCAACTCTTGCTTCTTCAGATTTTTAGGGTCGTAGGAAACATGAACCCACCCGCTGTCAGGAATACCGGGAGTGTAAAATTCTAATATAAGCTGTGTATATTCTAAATTGTCCATAATCCATTGAGCCAACTCAGCATTAGCTACACCGGGTATTTCTATATCGGCTGCTTGGCCCTTGCAATGGTCTGAGGTTTTTGATCCATTCACCGCTGCATTACTTTCAGGAGAGCGATAGGCACTATTACACTTCACACCTTTTTTATAATGGTCTCTAATTGGTTGCAACACTTTCTCACAAAGTATTTTTAAAGAAGCCTCTGCTTCAGGTGTGGGAGTATTATCTAAGCCCAGCCTAAGGGCTGTGTCACTCTTACTAAGCTCATGTAAGGAGAAGTTAGCGGATAGTTGGGTCATTTATTTTTTCCTTAATTTCGTTATATTGATTTATACAAATATTTAATTTACGTATTGCTGTATCTCCCTCTGCTGTTATAGCGATAAGAGATTCAGCAACTTTTCTGTCAAGTTCGGCACGTGTTTCTCCTGCGTCACTTCCGCTGGTAGGGGCGGCATCTGTGGTGGGTTGTACACTACAGTTGGTGGCTTGGGTGGCGACAGGGATGAACAGCTTACGCTCACCAGAGCTAACAGCAACACGGAGATCAGTAATTTTCTTTTGGGCATTTTGTTCATTTTTTCTTAATGTTTCAGCATATGTAGTTGCTACGGTGAGTAGTTGTGCTTCGGTGTTTCGTGCTATATCATTAGCTTCAACCACTTCTAAAGCTGTCTCTACTCCTTTGTCGTAGCCACCTTTCCAGTAGCCTCCACCAAAAGCAGAAACAAACAAAGCTACACTCAACAACAAATTACGCATCAGTGGTTTTTCCCCTGACATAAGCTTGAGCAGCCATGAATGCTACAACAATGGTTCCCATAGCAGCACAATAGGTTGTGGCTAATCCATTCAAAGCATTCACTTTCTCTAGCGATACAAAAGCAGAAGCAAGATAGGTTATGACAACAGGAGGAAGCACTAAAGCAGCCCACGCCATAATGCGTTGCTGGTCTTGCATCTTGTCCATATTCTCAATCATCAACATACGTTCTGACTTAGCCAACTCAGCGTCAGTGATGACACCATCATGATCAGTGTCAAAAGCGTTGTACGTAGAGTCTTTCTCTAATTGCTTATTCATTTTTTTGTTTCCTTTCTTTCTGTTCAAGTTGTCTTCTTAACTTTTCAACTTTCTCAATCTGTACTTTTGAGTCGTGTTTTACTTCTAAAACATCAAGGTATAAAAAGCCTAGTAGTGGAAGTAACAACGCTATCAATACACAAGCTGCTATCCATCCCATTATGTCCTCGCCAGTTTGCCTACGAATAGAAGCCACATCCAGAGGTATACTATAAGGATTAGAGACATTACGAGATATGTTGACTTTTGCTGGAAGTCTCTTTTTTCCTCCCGCTGTTGCCATTGTTTATACCTCTCTTGAGCCTCTTGTTTAAGTCTAGCTTGTTCTTGTTCCTCTTGAATTACTTCTCTCATTTCAAACACAGAACTATATAAAGCACCCATCTCTGGAGGACTTTGATACACCATTGTTTCTCTTATGGTGATTTCTAATTCAGCCATTTGCTGCTGTGCCATCACTCTATTAAGAGCAGCCTCCATATGATTTTGAGTAGGCTCGTATATGTTTTTAGACTTATCCTCTTCTTCTCTTATATGTGCAGCTAGTTGTTCTTGAATTTTAAAAAACTCTGTTAAGTTTTTGACAATGTCAACTTTAACTTGAGTTTCATTAACAGCAACATACTCAGCTTTTTTAGTTTTAGCCACAGATTTTTTAATTTGTGGCTTAGGTTTGCTACCAAAGAAACTAAGAAGTTGTTGCCAAAATCCATGCATTTCTTTGCCAATGGCAACAACCTCATTAGCAGTGTTCTTAATTTCAACAAAAGATTCTTTGGCTTGTTTATAAAGCTCACACCCAGCTTGTATGTTCTTGACAAGACCTGCTGCAAGTAGACAAAGGCTGATTGGATCAATCTTAAACTCCTATGAGTTTCTTTAAAAACTCAGCAGCAACGCCGGGGCCAAACAATACAGCCACCATTACAGCATACAAAAGATATTCAATCTTAGTTATTCGCTTATCGCTAGCTTCAAAAGATGATTGAATTGCAGCATACCGTTCAGCACAGATTTTTTCGTGTGAGGCTAGATTAGCCTCAACTTCTGGAACCATTTTAAAATCAATCATGCTGATGTCCAAGGCACTCCTGTGGCCGTCACTGGATTCTTTAGCAATTCAATCTGACTTGCAAGACTTGCTTCTACTGCGTCTTTATCCACGCCATTAGCCCAACACCAACCAAGCACTTCTGCTTCTGTGACGCTGGCGTAAGGGATGGCTGGGGTAGCAGCTGCAAAGCCACAAGTGCTGTAGACAGAGGCTGTGTAGTCTCCATCTACTGCTGTTGCTGTCCAGTGGGCGGTGGTGATAAAGCCGTCAGAGACTAGGTAGTCTGTTTGGGTGATTGTCCAAGTGGTTGTCATGATGTTTTCCTTTATTTAGATTCAAGTGCTGTGAGCCGGGCAGTCAGTTCTTCAATTTTAATTAACGCTTCACCAAGTGCCTTGAATGCTTTCATTTGCGCTACAGAATAACTGACAGACAAAGATGTTGTGTCTAACAACTCGCCTGTTGTTAAGTCTCTATCTGTTTGTGCGTTTACAAGTCCGGGCGAAATAAGTTGCACATCTTGAGCAATCCAACCTATTTGTTTTATTTTGTCTTCATCTGCTTTAAGGTTAAATTTCTTAATTACCAGACTCAAGGCTTTAACATCATTCCATTGCGAACCAGCCAACTCTATATTTTCTTTCAGTTTAATATCTGAAAGTGCGCCATAAGAATTGTTTACGTTTTGGACGTTACCTGTGTCTCGTATAACTAATTTTTCTTGTACACCTGTTCGTGTGCAGTTTAAAAATTGATATTGATTAGTAGATGTAGTAGATGTAGTTAAAGAGCATACAATTCCAGTGTAACTCCCAGAATCTGTATTAGCTTGTATGATGTTTTGAGCCGCAGTAGCTGTGTAAACAGCTAATTTCCCATAAGTGGCTGGCGAACTAGTACCTATACCCACATTACCGCTGGAGTCGATACGCATATACTCAGTGCGTGTTGCCAAGTCATCATTGACTTTACCAAAGAGTAGAAATTGAGAAGCGGCTGCCATATATGAATACTTGGCATTTGCAGAAGCGTCAACATTCCCCATTATTAGGTATGTTGTTCCAGTGGACGATGTAATTAAATTATTGGAGTTTGCACCGCCAGCAACGTGCAATTTTCCTGCTGGCGAACTAGTACCTATACCCACATTACCGCTGGAGTCAACAGTTACTCTATCTGAACCGTTAGTTGCAATAATTACAGATGCCGCTTCTCTTTGCTGAATGTAGAAGTCAGAACCAGACACCAACAGTTGAGTGCCATCAGTTGAAGCATCGCCAGTTGTACTGTTGGCAAATTTTAATCTTGGCACAGATGAGTTATAAATTGCTAACCCGCCTCCGCTTGCAAAACTTGGCGAAGTAGTACCTATACCCAAATTACCAGACGCATTCAGTGTCATTGCTTGGGTGAAAGTTATTGTGTTTCCTGATGTGCCAGATGGAGCGTTGTACCATTGATATTCACCTGCTGACATTTGATACATTAATGCAAATCCTGTGCTTGCATATTTATACGCACCTGTAACTAAAAAAGTATTGTTAACTAATCTAACATCGGATGCCGCCGCACCCCAGACACCATTGCCAACAAAACCAACTTCAAGAACTTTACCTACTCCCGATACCCAAGCACTAGGCGTAACACCTATACCAACGTTACCAGAGCTATCAATCATCATGTGGGTAGTACCGCCGCCCGTTGAAAATTTTAAAGAACTTGATGCTTTTGAACCCTCAATGTTTGGACGGCCTGAGCTACCACCCCATGCCAATATGTAGGTGTCGCTAAGATTAATGTTTCCAGAAGCAATATCAAGTTTTGCATTGCTTGGCGAACTAGTACCTATACCCACATTACCGCTGGAGTCAATACGCATACGTTCGTTGTTGTTGGTAGCAAACACTAGTGGATATGCGCCCTCAGACCATAAAACGCTTGCATATGCTGAAGAGCCAAAAGTTGTACCCGCAGAATTTTCCCTGCCAATGTGAAAATTACCGCCAGTATTTCCTGCGGCATAGTAAACAGCGTTAGTTCCTGTTGTTGAAGAAAGGAAAGCAATGGCTGTTCCTGTTGCCGCCGCTATATCAAGCGTTCTTGTTGGAGAAGTAACCCCAATACCAAGACGACCAGACGCATCCAGCGTCATTGCTTGGGTGAATGTAATCGCGTCACCTGCTGTGCCTGATGCGGCTGTGTACCATTTATGAGCCCCCGTTGCTTGTTGGTACAAAGTAGCGTTAGCAGAACTATACAAATACCTAAATATTCCAGCAGTAGACAAATAACTATTAGCAGAAATTTCAGCAACAGAACGATTTGCAGATGAAGAAGCAAAACAAGCCGAGTCATTCTGAAATGCAACTCGGTTACTCCAAGCACTAGGCGTAACACCTATACCTACATTACCGCTGGAGTCGATGGTCTGCCTGACATTACCATCACCGTCCGACAGCACGATGTAGTTGCTGCCAGTAGCAGAGATGGGAGCAGCAGAGCCTGTGTAGCCGCCAAGAATGACGTTGTTATTACCTGTGGTTACTGCGCTTCCGCTTCCCCCAAGTCCGCCTATAGTATTTCCAATAAACGTGTTTTTACGACCACTTGTGACTGAATACCCTGCAAGAGCGCCAATAAAAGTATTATCTGAAACAGTAGTGCTAATTCCTATTGCAGAATATCCAGCTTGGTATCCTATGGCAGTATTGTTAGAAGTTGTGACGCTGGAATAAAGCGCTTGATACCCGATAGCGGTGTTATTTGTTCCAGTAGTACCGGTATACCCAGCCTGATACCCTACAGCGGTATTGTTGCTGGCGGTGGTGTTGGCTCCTAAAGCATCGTCACCAACAGCCGTATTTGCATCACCTGTTGTGTTTGCGTCAAGTGCGGCATTGCCTATCGCTGTATTGTTTGTTCCTCCAGCCTGATTCGCCGCCAAAGCACTTGCACCCACCGCAGTGTTGGTAGCAACAGCACCAGCACCTCGTCCTACGGTGAGTCCTTGTATGGTTGTTGCAGTGCCAGCAATAGTTGCATTACCAGTAACAACAAGCGTGGACACATTTGCAGTGCCACTGATGTTAGCTCCAGTAACGGTCACATTACCACTGCTGATAGTGACGTTTGTTAACGTCACATTACCAAGACTGGTTGTGGTGTTACCAAGATAGACAGCAGTATTGCCAAGCGTAATCGCAGTAGCAAAGTTGGTATCTAGTTGCGATAACGGAATTGCCGCAGTTGCAGTGCCAAAAATATTAGGAACAGCCATTTTAGAACCTCACTCTTAATTCATGTTCAAACTCAATTGTGTTAACAGTTAGCGCAGGGTCTGTGCTAGTGATTGTCAACCCCAAATACTTACCATACTGCTGTGCGTCTGATTTGTACAAGGCATACCCTGAACTTGTCAACCACCCGATAACCGCTGAAGAATTATTAAGCCAAGTAAGCGTGACACCTGAATTGTTGTACCAAGTAACTGCATTATTCAGCGCATAAACAGGACTTGACCCACTCTCACTATCCACAGTCACATTAAACGAACCACCCGTAGTAAGCGTTGCTTCTATACCAAATTTTAATGCTTGTTTGGTACGAATAGGGTCTTTCATAGGAGACAAAGATGTCTGTATCTCAGAAGAAATATTTGCAGTTGCATCCCCGTACAGCCTAAAAAGAGCCGTATCTGTTACGCCATACAAGTTAATCAACCCGCCAACAGCAGCAGAAGACACATACCGCAATGCACCCTGGCTGGTAATAAACCACTTCTTCTCAAAAAATACACACTGTACAAACCTGTCTCCCGTAGTGGTAGGGAAACTTGCGTTCAAGTAGAAGTTAAATGCTGCACACAGGATGTTGTTGAGCAAGACTTGACCCGCAGTAACAGGCTTGGTGAAGTCTATATAAGGAAAAATACCATCTAGTTGGTCAGAAATCTTGCTTGTTGTTGAGCCAACTAGGGCATATACCCCGTAGTTATTCATAAACAACACAGAACGAAAGTAAGGGAATACAGCGTATTTCAGCTTACTACCTACAGACGCAGACACGTTTGTGTTTGTGAATAGGGTATCGCCTGTGTTTGTAACCCTAACATCAGAAAAGACGTTGATGCTGTCTTCTCCAAAAATGTACAAAAAGTTGTTAGCAGACACCATGTTTTGTATGTTGCCACGCAAGGTAGAGTCTGTAATTGTCTCTGCACCCGCAGAAACAGAAGTGAAGTCAGTAGGGCTAGTAGAAGAAGAAAAAGTAACTGTACGACCTGTAGCCACCCACACACGACCAGAAAACGTAGAAACAGCAGCTATTTCTTCCAGATTTGGTACACCGATTACCGTAGCATTTGCATTGCCAGTCGGAGTCGGGGGAGCAGCTATCGTAACTGTAGGTACACTTGTGTAGTTGTTACCTACATTTGACATGATGACTTGTGTTACTGCATTGCCAAACACAATAGCAGTAGCAGCGGCATTTGCTCCACCTCCACCTGAAATAGTAACAGCAGGGGGAGAAGTAGGGTTGTAACCAGAACCACTGTTAGTGACTTGTATAAACAACGCACCTTTTGTAAATGTAAGGATTTCGGCAACAGCATTAGCACCGACACCCCCTCCACCTGTGATGGTTACTGTTGGTGAAGCGGTATATCCACTGCCACCTTCTGTGATGGAAATGGAGGACACCGCATTTGCAGTAATTGTGGAAACAGCCGTTGCCTGTGTCCCGTTTGTTTGATTAGGTGCAGAGATAGTGACTGCTGGCGCAGTGATGTAGCCTGAACCCCTGTTTGTAAGTCCTATTTGACCTACACCACCAACATTAAGTAAGTCAGTGCTATCCCAAGTAAACAGTCCTTTGTTCGGGTCACCAATAAATACTTCTTCGTTCTTCCACTGTGCGATAGACACGTTTGCAGAAGAGAATGTGCCTGTCACACCTACATTGCCTACAGTGCCTGTATCTATGACAACATACTGTCCTCGACCATCTTCTTGGAAGGCCAATAAATAGTCAGACAAACCAAGGTTGGTGTTTGTAAGCGTAGTGACTGTGTTACCAAACGAAATGGCGTTATTGCTGCCATCCTTGATAGAGATTTGAGAAGAAACAATTTTAATGTTGCCAAACCCGATAGGCATAGCATTTTCTATCCATGAGAACTCTTCTTCATCAATAGCTGTTCTATTGGCCTTGGTATTCAGGCCTTTAAAATTCTTATAAACAGCATAAGATTTTTTTTGTTCTGCGGAGGCCATGATTAGAACGTGCTGTAGGGGTCAGGGATTCTGCGGGTGTACACAGAGTTCAACACCGCTTGAACTTGCTTGGCATATTCTTGTTTGTATATCTCAGCTTCTCCATAACTCTGTTCCTTGTACTTGGCTTTATACGCCGCATAGAAGGCTACAGGTGAGGTATAGGGGTCTTGTATCTGGTCATTAGCATTGGGCGTGTTTAAGCTCAACGCTGTAGGCAAGATAGTGCTATCTATCTCAACCACATAGGCTTGGTCTGGAACAGGGCCTATATAAATAGTGTTTTGACCATAAATAGAAAAACATATAGGTCTGCCCACAGAGTTTTGATAATAACGAAGCTGTGCGTTAAAGTTTGACCAGGGTAAGTATCGCAAAGGAATACGACTGTTACCCCAATAAATGTTCACGTTCAGAATGTCTAGTGTTGTGCCTGTGGCAATAGTGGCATAGGGAATTATTTCCGCAGGGCCAGAATACTGCAATGTGGCAGTGCCATCTGTGAATGGAGTAGAAGGCGGGAAAGTGTAGCCAGATGAAGGATAAGCTGGTGCTGTACTACCAAGTACACCACTGACAGTTACCTCATAAATAAAGATATTGTTAAATACAAATTCACCAGCAGTAACGGTAGCACCCTCAGTCCATATGGTTGCGGCTACGCCTGTGTTGGAAATTGGGGTGGCAGTAATTTGAAGGGTGCGTAAGCACCCAGTATCTCTCGCTACTCGCTCACGG